TAAACATCAAACTGCATTAATGCAGGTTTAACTTCATCCCAAACATGCATAGCAATATGTGATGTTTCAATAATAGCTACTGCTGTAATACCTCTGTTACCAGGCATAGTACAATATTTAACATAAGGACCCATAAACACTTTCATGTTTATATCCATAATAAAATTGTTTAACCAACTTTTTAAATAATTTTCATCTACTGGAGGATTGTCTGCTTCTGCACGAATAATAAGATGCTTGTGCACCAACAGATTATTTTTCATTATCTATCTACAACGCCAACGTCTTCTAGCTTGTCTGATTCTTGAATTTGGATCGTTTCTAGTTTCTGCAGATGCTCGTTTTAATTGTCCTGCTGATCTAGCACAATATGATTTTCTTCTTTTTGCAGCGGCTGATCCTGGTTTAACTTTTCCTGTTACGGCAGTTTTTAATTTTGATCCTGGATTTTTTCTTCTGTATGCTGCAACACCTTTTGCAGTCATACCTGCACCTGATTTCGTAGAACGATAGTTACCTGCAGACTTTCGTCTTGAAGGCATTCCACCTTTTTTCATGGAGTTAACAAGTTGTAAAACGGATTCTTGATAATCCATAGTAACCTTTATTTATCGATTAATACTGTACACTTAGCACTTGTAATAGCATTACAAGTCATAAAACCTTTAAATAGAATTCCATCTTCAGGGATATTAAGTGTTAATACATCTGCTGGTAAAACTTCAGTTGTGAACTGAGTACCATTTTCATCTTGTAAAACAATCGAACCTGTGTCCGTAGTTGTAGTTACATTTGTTAAAATAATTCCTCTTAATCTAGTACGGCCACCGAACACCGAACCTGCTGCTGTAATCTGTACTGCTTTTACGTCACCTTTTGCTGCCATAATATCTCCAATTATAACTTATAAAAGATGGGGCGTAAAGTACGCCCCATCATAATAATTAACCTTACGCTCCTGGAGATCCGAAGATTCCTCTAGGGTCAGACCAACCGAAGCTGTATCTTTCTCTAGCTTTGAATCTAACGTTACCAGTATCGAAATCACCTTCAATAGCTGTTTTGATAGGACTTCTTACGAAGTTCTTTAAGCCATTAGGTGCATCAGTCATGATGAAGAATGCATCAGTGTCAGTTAAGAAGTGATTAACTCTGTAACCTTCTGGTATCATTCCCATGTTCATCATAGCGTTGATGTCGTTCTTAGCGTAGTCACTACCTGTTAGAGTAGTAGATAGAGGAGTTTTCATTACTCTCTCAGCAGTAAATTGTAATTCTTTTGGAATTATCATTTTTCTGCCTTGAATAGCAATTTTTAAACCTCTTTCATCTACGAAAGACGCAATATCAATTAGAGATTGCTCTAATGATGTTTCGTTAAGGTCTGCTGCAGTAGAAAGTTCATTTCTGAAAGTTCCACCAGTTGCTAATGGGTGGTTTGTTGTACAAAGTGCAACACCGTCACCACCGTTATAGCTTCCACCTGTATCAAACGCATTGTTTAGTACAGCTGCTGCTTTAACTTGTTTAGTGTTAGCCATTGATCTAGCTAACGCTCTTGTATATCTAGACGCAAGTCTGTCATACAGGTTATCTTCAATCGCTTCTTCAGTGATTGCGAAACCTAATGCAACAGTCTCGTGAGTGTATCTAGATGTGAAAGATTCAGTTGCTTGATCGTAAACGATTCCAGCACCTTCTTGTTTCACTGATGCACTTCCGAAACCTGATAGCATTACTTCTTCTTCAAAAGCTCTGTCTGATGCTTCTGACATGAAGATTTCTGCATGTTCATTCTCGTATCTGCTATATTCCAGGCCAAATAGGGCATTTAAACCTGGTTCTAGTTCTTTAACTAGTTGTGATCTACTTATCGCCATAGTTTATTCTCCTATTACTTACCTGTACCGCTTTGTCTGTAGAAGTGGTTGTTAATTCTAACTAACACACCTACATTTGAAACGGTTAAGTCTTGGTTATCTGGGTTTTGTGAAATATCAATTGCTTGAACCACAAAAGTTCCCGCTACTCCAGAACTTCCTACGTCTAATTGTGCGTATGAAATTCCAGTTGCAGTATTCCCAGTTGTATCTGTTACTGAATAGTTTTGAAACAAATCAGCTACTCCGTTTGTGAAAGATAAATTTGAATTCATCTCAAAAACTGTATCTGGTGCATCGATAACATAAGCAACAATGTCACTTGCGTTAGTTGATGACGGATAGTAGTTTTTAAACGTTGGCTTTTGAGTAGTTGGATCTGTATAGAAACATCCGTTAAAAACACCCACAACTTGACCAGAAGTTCCACCACTGTGTTTTGCAATTGTACCAGCTGTAGTTGGTTCAACCAAATCACCTTGGTAAATGCTTACACCGTAATCGGCAGCTATTCTGTATCTGTTTTGAGCATTAATAAACGGAGAACCATTCAGCTGTCTTACGGGTCTTAATCCGTATAGCTCAGTTTTATTTGCCATATGTTTTTCTCCTTTTTAACATTAATGTTCATTGGTTGGTATTACGAAAAAATTATTTCTTATTACCACCAAAAGTTACACGAGATTGTCTATCAATATTGATAGGCATCTCAGGTCGCTGCTCCTTCATTAAATCGTTGTCCACGGCTTGTTGTTGATCTCGAGTTCTTCCTGCGAAGTACTCTTTACGTGACTCAACTATTTCTTCAGGTATCCTTGCCAGCACAAGGCCACCTACTCCTATGATACCCGCGTGTTTACCGTCGCCGATAACTGGATAATCGTGTTGGCCAATCTGTGATGTAAGCTCTTCAGCTCTTACCAGTTCATAGCCTTCTCTTAGTTTTTTAGACATATTCGCAGTGTCCACAAAACCTCCAGCCTCAGCCCTTAACCATCTATGGTGAAAACCATCTGGTGCAGGCGGTGCATCTAAGTTAGATGGAGGAGTCCAAGGAGCTCTTCTTTTATCAACTTTTGCTCTTGTCTCCGAACCGCGTGAAGTTCTATTTAATTTATTTTCCATAATACTATACCTCCTTCACGTATTTTGCGTATTCTTCTAGTGGCACCCCTAATTTTTTCGCAATAGCGACTTGTGACTTGGTGAGTTTCACGGATCTGCGTCCAGTTTTACCTCTATTAGCAGTAGCAACTGTCTGGACGGGTTTTCTTGGTTGCTCCTGTGTTTCTGACTCAGAGAACTTCTGAGGATAAACCTCTTTTATTCTCTTATCAATCTCATTATAGTAGTCTTCACTGTCTACGTCAAACCCTTCTCCCACTAGATTTTCATGGATTTGAAAAGCGGTGTTTGTCATATACTGATCTTGACCAAACCAATCGTTTTTTTCAGCCCAATCTCTAGCTTTTGGACTAGGATTATTGACCTGACTTTCAACTTGTTGCATTGGGTCATTACCTTGAGATTGAATCTCCTGTTCTGGAGCTTCAGTAACCTTTTTACGTCTTTCTCTGTCTGCAAGAGAAATTTTAGCTCTTTCCTTCTCAACGGTTAATCTAGCCAAGTCTTCTTGGGCAGATATAATCGCTTCTGAATCATTCATTTCAATAGCTGCTTTTAACTTAGCTTTGACTTGATCTTTTTCAGAGTCTATTCTTGCATCGTACTGTTTGACATAACTTTCGTCTATCTCATCGTACTTAGATTTAACATCAGAGTATTTTTTCTTTAAGCCTTCAGCATAAGTAAGAGCTGCTTGTTCTCTTCTTTCTGCTTCACGCATTTTTTTAGTAAGTTTGTCAATTCGTTTTTGAACACCATCACTATACTCTTGTAAACTTTCTTTAGGTTTTTCTTCTTGAGCATCAACAGTATCTTCTTCGATAGATATTTCTGGTTTCTCAGATTTATCATCTTTGTCGTATGTTTGATAACCTAAATCTACTTCACCTACATTTAAATTAGGTTTAGTACTTTTCTGTTCTTGTTCTTCAACCTGAACGTTTGTTTCTTTAACATCATCCGTGTCTAAATCAACACTAGGATTTTTGTCTCTTGTCGTATTTAACTCCTGCATACTTTATTCCTCCTTAGTATGTTTGCAAAATGTCGTTAGGATCGTCTACTACTGCAATGATCTCGTCATCATTAAGGATTCTGACTTCTCCTCCGTCTATTTTGAATCTTGCCCCTGCGTATCTTCCAAAAATTACCCAATCACCAGTTTTACACCATGGCCCTTTAGGAAATTTTTCTTTATCTTGATAACAAAGGTCTCCTTGTTTCAACACGTAAGCACACACAGTAGTCATCTGCATGGTATCAAGTGTCGTATCAGATAAAAGAATACCACCCTTAGTTTTTCTAGCTCCAGCATGTGGTAACACCAACATTCTGTAACCTGTAGGGTTTGGTAATTTATCTAATAAAGATTTGTCTGATTTTACTTTATCGGCTGTAAGCCTTTTGTCTTCTTTTTCTTTAGTCTCTTTGTCGTACTTTTCTTGAAGACCTAATTTAATTTTAGGTACTTCCAGATTTGCGGTCTGTGTCGTCATCGAATAACTCCTGTTTGTTCTGCAGGTCCGTCAAGTCCTGTAGCAAGGTTTCTAGGCCTTGTAATTTACCTTTAATATACCAAAATTGATTAAGATTGTCTACACTGTACGCAAGACTGTCTTTAAGGTTTGCGACCTCTTTGTTTATCTTGATCTTAATGTATTTGTAGCTATCGTAATCAATCACAAATGATATATATCATTTACTTACGTTTAATCAAGTCAGTAGCCTTAAGTCCGTAAACGCTTGCAATAACTCCTACGAAAATTGTTTGATACCAAAAAGGAAGCTGTGAAAAGTATTCGAAGAAAAGCTGCATTTTGTCCATAGCGGTTGGGTCATCTGAAAAAACTGCCCATGAAAGCATTACAATCGGAGCCGAGAGCAATAATAAAATAAATTCGTCTTTCCAGTCCGAATTTCTTGATTCTAATAATTTACCTTCGTATGCTATCTCTCCCGCTCGCATTTTTTCTGCATGCTTTAGCTGTGCATCCGACATTGCTTGTTTCGTCTTCTGACGATTGGCATATAGGTGGGCTCCAGTTTTTAGGCCCATTCCCAATAGATTTAACCACGGCATAATACTGTTCTCTTCTCCTTATTCCTAAATATGGTAGCATCTCTTCCATAAAGTGTAAAGCACGGTGGCCTTTGATAGTAAATCTATAAACTGTTTTGTGATGTTCTTGAGCTTTTTTATTTCTTTTTGCTAAGTTTTTATCTACTTCTAAATATGTTTGAAATTTTTGTAAAATATCTTCGTCGGTCATTTGTATTTCCATAGCTGCCACGGGAGTCCAGCCATATTTTCTTTTATTAATACCAAACCAACCTTCTCCTTCGAAGATTCCAGCTAATAATATTAATTGTTCTTTTTTATTTAATTCCTGAAAATTTAAAACCCTTAATTTGGATTCCATGTGAGTTAGGTCCTTTTTTTGGAGGCGGCCCTGAAGATACTCCTCCAGATATTCCACCTAGGTTCTTTTTATCTACCTTTGGTATTCCACTAAAGTCGGTTTTATATTTATCTCTTATAGTAGCTCTAGCATAAGATTCTGCTGAAGCTCCTGACATATTAATTTTAGCTGAATCGTATTCTTCTTTAGCTAATTTTTGAATTTTCTTTGATGCGTTTGGAAAAAGTTTTTTACCTATGTCTAATGCAAATTTAAACTTACCCATTATTGCTTTCTTTGTTGTTGAAGTGCTGCTTGAGTTTGAAGTTTTTCTTCATCGAAGTCTAATCTATCTTCAAATTGTTCTTGGTTCTGATCTAACTTCGCTTCTTCTCTTTGAGCTCTCATTTGAATGTCCATAGCTTTTAAATCTAGCTCTCTTTGTTTCAATGCAACTAAAGGATCTTGTTGCTGACCACCTTCTTCTTGAACAAGTTGCTGAGTCAATACATTTATTCTTTTTGCAATCTGAGATGCTGCCATTTGATTGAAACCTTCTGGATCTTGCTGTTCCATTTGTGCCATCTCTGGATCTTCTCTCATAATTTGCATTATTTGTATTGTTGCCATTTGAGATATGTGTTCTGATATATGACCTTGGAATAAAGCATAGACTTGAGGATTAATTTGTACCATTCTGCTCTTCATAAATGTTTTATGAGCTTCGATATGTGCTTCATGGTCTTGTTCTGGAAATGCTTTAGGTAATTTCATCTGTAAACCTTCCATATTTTCAACTGCTGGGTCTTTTGGTTCAGGTTCAGGTGGTTTAATTAACAATTCATCAATTTGTTTAGTGCCTAATGCAGTATAAATACGTCTGTAAGCTTCATATAGGTTATGAATTTGCGGATTTGTCTGTGCAATCTGCAATTGTGTCTGTGCTAACGTCACTCTTTGTGACATTGAGAAAATATTTGGGTCTGCAACAGGTAAAACATCTACTCTGTCATCAAAATCTGTTTGTTTTATCGTTCTTTCACCACCATAAACATCATAAGGATACTCTGGAGGTAGATATTCTGAAATTACACGTGATAAAATCTTAAATTCTTGCTTCATAGCATAATATAAACGCTTATGAATAGCTGACATTACTCTTGCACCTCTTTCTAGTAGTGCAATTGTAGTTCCAACAGCTCTATTTTGTGCATCTTCACCTGATTGCATGTCTGCAATACCTGCAAAACGTTTTCCTGCTT